GATATTAGTCACCGTGAGTAAAACAGGGCCGTGGTCATTCAGCCGCATTAAGGCATTCGAGCAATGCCCCAAGAAGTTCTACCACCTGAAGGTATCTAAGGACTATAAAGAGCCTGAGACGGAGGCTATGACCTATGGCACTGAGTTCCATGAGGCAGCAGAGTTTTATGTACGTGATGGTACGCCTCTGCCGCCACACTTCTCGTTTGCACTGGATCAGCTAGATGCCTTGAACCGCATCGAAGGTGAAAAACTGTGCGAATACGAGATGGGACTAACAGAGTCACTTGAGCCTTGTGGCTTTAAGGATGACGCTGTATGGTTTAGGGGTATTGCTGACTTACTCATCGTCAACTACGACAAGAAGCAAGCATACGTTGTGGACTATAAGACCGGACGTAACGCTAAGTGGGCAGACAAGGGGCAGCTAGAGCTGATGGCGATGTGTGTATTCAAACACTTCCCAGAGATCGAGACTGTTAAAGCTGCACTGCTATTTGTCATTAGTAAAGACTTCGTCAAAGCATCCTATAGCAAAGACGAAGAACCTAAACTATGGCGTAAGTGGTTAACAGACTATACTTCAATGGAGAAAGCTTATGAGCGTGACGTGTGGAATCCTCGTCCGTCTGGCTTGTGCAAGAAGCATTGTATAGTTACCGAGTGTCCGTACAACGGAAGGAATTGATATGCCATACGTAAACAAGAAACGCCCTTACAAGAAAGAGTACCAGCAGCAGAAGGAGCGTGGCGAGCATGACAATCGCATGGAACGCCAACGTGCTAGACGCAAGATCGACAAGGAAGATACTGGTACAGTGACTGAGAAGTCACCCCGCCGTAAGGGTAAGGACGTTAGCCACAAGAAAGCATTAGCTAAAGGTGGTAGCAACAAGGATGGTGTGTTCTTAGAATCACCCAGTAAGAACCGTGCACGTAACGGGCATACCAAGAAGAAGACAACCAAGAAGTAATTCTCCCACTACACTCCTATCCAGTATAGCAGTAAGCCCCCGCTGTGAGTGGGAGAAGGGGGCATCTAAAAGGACATATTCCATGCAGATAATCGATAACAAAGCCTTGTTATTGAGGCTTCGTCATCCCCAAAAGGTGACGACAGTAATACCTAAAAGTAAAGAACTTCATAATAATCAAGTACTTGTGAATTGGGGACTAGAGGAGGCACAAGTGTTACGTAACCTTAATATCAAGGTGCCGTCACCCATACTTGGGACGTACGACTGGCCCGGAAAATACAGCCCGATGGAGCACCAACGGCATACTGCTGAGTTCCTGACAATGCACAAACGCTCGTTCTGTTTCTCTGAACAAGGTACAGGCAAAACCGCTTCAGCGATATGGGCGTCAGACTACCTACTAAAGAAAGGGTACATCAAGCGTGTACTCATCGTCTGTCCACTATCTATTATGGACAGCGCATGGCGTGCAGATTTGTTTACCTTCGCTATGCATCGTACTGTGGCAATTTGCCACGGCAGTGCCAAGAAGCGCAAAGATATCCTAGCGATGAATACCGAGTATGTGATCATCAACTATGACGGTATCAAGATTGTGCAGGAAGAGATCGACAAGGGTGGCTTTGACCTAATCATTGTAGACGAAGCTAACCACTACAAGAACGCACAGACCGACCGTTGGAAGGTACTGTACAACATCGCCAAGCCCCACGTGTGGATGTGGATGATGACCGGTACACCTGCCGCACAGTCACCTGTTGATGCGTATGGTCTGGCTAAGATGATCAACCCCAACGCTGTACCTAGGTTCTTCGGTTCGTTCCGTGACCTAGTGATGAACAAGATATCACAGTTCAAGTGGGCACCGAAGCTTGATGCACACACGCTAGTGCATCAAGTACTACAACCTGCAATACGCTACACAAAGGACGAGTGTCTAGACCTACCGGACATGATGTATGTCACGCGTAACGTTGAGCTGACTAAACAGCAGAAGCAGTATTACGACCAGCTACGCAAGCAGCTAGCGATTGCTGCCGACGGTGAACTGATCAGCGCAGCTAACGCGGCTATTGCGATGAATAAACTACTTCAAATCTCATGCGGCGCTGTGTACTCTGATGAAGGTGAGACCATCGAGTTCGATATGAAGAACCGATACAAGGTGTTGCAGGAAGTAATACAAGAGACAACACAGAAGGTACTTGTGTTTGTACCCTTCAGGCACACCATCAGCCTGTTGTCCAATAAACTCAACGCCGAGGGCGTTATGACAGAGACCATCCACGGGGGCGTATCTGCTGCTAACCGTGCTGATATATTCCGCAGGTTCCAAGATTCACCGGACACGCGGGTACTCGTCATACAACCACAATCTGCTGCACACGGTGTAACACTTACTGCAGCCAACACGGTGGTTTGGTGGGGGCCAACACCGTCATTAGAGATCTACGCGCAGGCTAACGCTCGTGTCCACCGCAATGGACAGAAGCACAGCTGTACCGTAGTTCACCTGCAAGGCTCAGATGTCGAGAAGCGCATGTACTCCATGCTACAAGGGCGAATTAACGTCCACGAAAAAATGATCGACCTATACAAAGAGCTACTTGACTAACAGGGCGCTACATAGTTATACTTAGTAACACATACATATATAGGAGAGGATATATGGCTAATAACGCTAGATGTAGAGAAACTAACCCGTGTGTACTTACGCATTAAGAACACACGTTCCGAAAACAAGCGCGTGTTTGAAGAAGAGGACAATGCCCTCAAGGATCAGCAAGAGATCATCAAACGCGCACTGCTCAATTACTGTAAAGAGCATAATGTCGAAAGTGTACGCACTGATTCCGGTACATTCTATCGTTCTGTTCGCAGTAAATACTGGACTAACGACTGGCAATCTATCTACGACTTCGTGTTGCAGCACAGAGTGCCTGAGTTCTTCAGTAAAAGTCTTAACCAAACAAACGTTAAGCAGTTCTTAGAAGAGAACCCAGACCTTCGCCCTGAAGGTTTGAACATCGATTCTGAATATGTAGTGTCCGTGCGAAAACGCTAGGAGGTAGTATGAATAAGCATGTACCAGCAGAAGCAATAGCGGAGCACTTCGGTGTCTCCGTAATCACAGTAAGGTCATGGGTACAACGGGATACCATCCCACCTGATCTATACCTTAAAGTTGGACGTCGATATGTATTCGACTTAGAAGGGCTTGAAGAGCATTGGGCTAACAAGACCAAAGCCGCCTATGAAAGACGTATGGCCAGAAAGAAAGGTCATGCGAAACAAGCAGTAGAAGAAGTAGTAGAAGAAGTAGTAGACGAAGCAGAAGAAGCAGTGGAAGAAACAACTGTAGACTCGAACGTCGATTTTAACCTTGATGAGGACTTTTAATTATGAGCAAAGAAATGCAATTTGGGGGTAACAGCCTCGTGAACTCTGACATGTTCAGCAAGCTGATGGGCGTGGCACAGAAACTATCCGGTGGCAGTAATGGTAACGGTGGTATTCCACGCATCAGTATCAAGGGCGGCAAATTTCGCAAGATCGTCAATGGCGAACAAGTACACGTTAGCCGTGATGCTAGTATGAATATTGTTATTGTTAATTCTTCAGAAATCGGACGTACTTATTACGCTGGGGAATATAACCCAGAGAACCCAACACCACCTGCGTGCTGGAGTGCGAACGGAAAAGTCTCTGCAAATGAAGTACCTGCAGAGACACGCCAAGCGAAAAACTGTGGTGATTGTGCCATGAATGTGAAAGGGTCTGGCAACGGTAATGCACGTGCCTGTCGCTACAACATGCAATTAGCAGTTGCTTTAGAGGGTGAGTTAGATACTATCTACAAGCTATCACTCCCTGCGACCAGTATTTTTGGTTCACCAGAAGGTGGTAACATGCCAATGCAAGCGTACGGTAAGTTCCTTGCAGGTAATAAAACACCCCCTGCCGCTATTGTGACAGAAATGTACTTTGACGAAAACGCAGAAGTACCTAAGCTGTTCTTCAAGCCACTGCGTCCGTTGGAAGAAGCTGAACTAGCTACTATCTACGACTTGGTTGAAGCGCCTGAAACAATACAAGCTATAACAATGACAGTAGCGCAAGCAGATGGCATACAAAAACCCAAGGCTGTTGAAGCAAAACCAGTTGAGGTTGAGGAGCCAGAAGAAGTAGCTGAACCTAAGAAGGTCAAAAGCAAAAAGTCTGCAGCACCTGCACCGGAAGAGAATAACTCTGACGACCTAGCTGGAATCATCGACGCGTGGGATGATGAATGATTAAAACGCGGCACCGCAAAGGTGCCGCACCCAATTGGACGGGCAGTATATGAACCGAAAATTTATAACGCGCGTAGTGTCCGAAGCTGGTCACTACTGCATATTCGCCTCAAATAAAAATAAACTCGGGGTGAAAGATCCAGACCACTACAAGAAATTCCATAAGTTTACGACCAACATAGACGACTTCCTATCAGAGACTTTTAAGCTCTCTAATAAGGGATATGACGTCTACTTTGCTACAGCATCATTCGCTGATGAACAACGTGCACAGACTAACGTCCTGCGCATGCGTAGTTTGTTCCTAGATATAGACTGCGGTGCAGGGCCGAAGAAAGACTACCCTACACTGGCCGAAGGTCTAGCCGCACTACAAAAGTTCTGCACTACTCTGTCACTGCCTACGCCCATTGTTAATACATCAGGCTACGGATTGCACGTATTCTGGGGTCTAACTGTAGACCTAGAGCATGCTGAGTGGCTTGTACTAGCTAAGAAGCTGAAGGCTGTTTGTGCCCGTGAAGGCTTGCGTATGGATAGTAGCGTCCCTGCAGACGCTGCACGCGTACTTCGTATGCCCGGTACTTACAACTACAAGTTCGGCCAACAGGTTGTAGTAGAGCAGCTAGCGGGTATGACTGTGGACGATACACACCCAGTAGACCCTGCCGAGTTTAACAACCTGCTAGGTGAAGCAGACCCTGACACAAGCAGCTTGTTTAAGGTAAACCCTCTAGCAAGAGAGATGTTCGGCTCTAGCGTTATGCGCGTTGCTGAAGAGAACACCTCGTACTCATTCATCAAGTACATCGAAGCGTTGAAGGCTAACCCAGACTATGGGTGTAAGCAGTTCAACCACCACATGCAGCACCAGCATGAGCAGTCTGAACCTATATGGCACAGCATGCTGTCTATTGTCGCGCTAGTTTCGGATGCGGAAGAACGGGCTAAGGCCGCTAAGTTTATTAGTAAGCGCCACCCAGACTACTCAGAGCAGGAGACACTCAATAAGTTAGTGAGTGTAAATGCCGAGCGTAAGGGTCACCGTTGCTCTACGTTCAATGAGCGTAGGGAAGGTATATGCGCTAAATGCCCACACTTTGGTAAGATCAATTCACCTGCACGTTTCTTCGCAGATGTCATTGAAGCTACTGAAGAAGATCGCACGATACAATTCGACAAAAAGACTATTACTGTGTCGGAAGAAGGCAGTATAATAGAGTCAACAACGACTACTTTCATCGTGCCCGAACCACCCAAACCTTATGTGCGTGGTAAAACAGGTGGAGTATTTATCCGAGAGGTAGACGATGACGGGGGTGTAAACAGTCGTCTTATCTACCACAACGATTTCTACCTGACGGGTACGGTGAAAGACCCCCACGATGGGTTCGGTGCAGTAGCACGTATCCACCTACCCCAAGATGGCATGCAGGAATTTATCATCCCGCTGACTGCTATCAACAACACCGAACAGTTCAAGACGTACATCTCTATACACGGTATTGCTCTGACTAACCCTAACGTGGGTAAAGAGCTGCAGCGTTATATCAGTACGTACTACAACCTACTGCAGGAGCAGGACAGAGCGGCTAATGCACGCAGCCAGTTCGGTTGGCACGACAACAATACTTCCTTTGTACTCGGCAGTAACGAGTACCATATGGACGGTAGAGTAACTCACAACGCAGCGTCACGTGTGACTAAACCATTCATTACCGATTTGGTAACATCTGGATCACTAGATGCTTGGCAACGTCTGGTTAGCCATTACGACGTCGATGGTTGTGAGTTAGAGCAGTTCGTGCTGTGCTATGCACTCACGGGGGTACTTGGTGTGTTCACCCCGGAAGACTGCTACGCAGCTATGCGCTTATTCACTCCCGGTTCTGGATACGGTAAGACTACCATCATGAATGCGTATCTCAGTGTATGGGGCAACCCTAAGAACATGAACTTGCTCGCTAAAGATACGAAGAACGCGCACGACAAGAT